ACAGGGAAGCCCGATAGCCATAGGGGTGAAGGTAGTACCAGGTACAGTTCTTAATCTATTCTTTGGTAGGATGGAGATGCCGCAGGGGGCTTTCGGTGTAATCACCAACCTTGACAGGGTTGGCAGGGATGACTTCAACAACGGGAAGGCTAAGTTCATATTCACGCCCGCTTCATAACAATCGGCACAGGCATTCGTGCCTCATTTTTTGAAAGGACATTTTAAATGGCTGGAAATACAAATTTTGACAGACAGTACAGGATGGCTGCCGGACCCGCGGGCTCTGTCGGCTTCGAGATAGGGGAGGACAACCCTGTAGCCCTGCATATATCATTCAGGATAGAAAAGAGCGACCTTGAAACACAGAACACAGGGAAGATAGACGTATGGAATCTCAGCAGCGAGCATATAGCCATGCTGGAAAAGGAGGACTGCTGCGTCTCGCTTAAGGCAGGCTACGGGGGCACAATGGCGCTTATCTTTGCGGGGCTTGTCAGCTTTGTCACCACCAAGATGGACGGAGGGGACATAAAGACTTCAATCGAGGTGATAGACAACCTTGTCGAGATACGTGACACCTACGTGTCCATATCTTACAAGGGCGTGGTCAACTGGAAGGTTATATTCGACGATGTTGCGGCACAGATGGGCGTTGTCCCTGTATATTCATACAATGCTGAATTTGTCGAAGTGCAGAACGGGTACAGCTACGTGGGACCTGGTAAAAACGTCCTTACAAAAGGGTGCGAGTGCTGCGGCCTGTCATGGAGCATCCAGAACGGGATACTCCAGATAAAGAAACCCGGTGATGCAATGGACATGCAGGTTTACGTGCTGTCCGAAGCCACTGGGATGATAGGCTACCCTGAAAAGGTTGCAGTCAAGGACAGCGATGATTCCACCAAGACAAAGATAGGGTGGGATGTAACATTTTTCTTAAACGGGGCTATAGACGTAAACGACTACGTGATGCTCCAAAGCAAGCTCGTCACAGGCTATTTCTATGTGTACTCCATTCAGATAGCGGGTGACAACGTAAGCGGTGACTGGACGTGCAAGGCAAGGCTCCTTGAACTTACCCAGTCATAAATAAAAAATGAATGGCGGTGGTATATATGATGGGTGAATTTGTTGGAGAGGTAAAGAACATGGTTTCTGAAATGATAGGCGATGTCCACACCGCCTTCCCTGGGAAGATAGTCTCAGTGGATGCGTCCAAGGGGACATGCACCGTCCTCCCCGTGATGAAGATAAAGACTGGAAACGGCAAGCTTATAGATTATCCGAAGATAAGCGGCGTTCCAATCGTGTTCCCACAGGGTATCGGAGGGGATGCGTCGATTGTGTTCCCTGTGAAGGCTGGGGACGGATGCCTTTTAATCGTGTCCGAGCAGTCCCTCGACTACTGGATGTACGGAATGGTAACTGATTCAAACCTCAAATTTGACATAACCAACGCCGTATGCATACCGGGGCTGTTCAAGAAGCTTCCCTCGACATTCAGCGAGGCTGTAAGCGAAAAGGCGGTTATCATAGATGCCGGAGGCGTGCAGCTAAAGGTTTCACCCAAGGAGGTCACGATAAAGGGAAACCTCAAGGTCAAGGGCACCATCGAATCCGCATAAAGACAAATCCCGAAATGAAAGAGGGTATTATTGTATGATTGACATTTTACTGGATGACAGCAGGGACATCGTCCTTGATGAAAAAGGGGACATAGTGGTATGCGAGGGAAACCTGCGGCAGTTTATCAACACAAGGCTCTTATGGATAAAGAACGAATGGAGGTTCAACCCAGACCTTGGATTCCCTTGGTTCGACGAGGTGTTTGTCAAAAACCCCAGCATCGAAAACATCAAGGCAAGGATAAGGGACACGGTGCTTGATGTTGACGGGATTGACGGATGCACCGTAGAGCTTCTTGAATACAACAGACAGGAAAGGACTATAAGCTTCAGCTACACCGCCACGGCGGATGGAAGCGAGGTATACGGGGAGGTGACGCTTAATGGCTGATTACGGACTTACCCCATACGGGGTGAACATCAAAAGGCTTGACACGATACTTGAGGAGATGCATACAGACCTCTCGGATAAGCTTGGTGTCAACACAAGGCTGAATAAGGCATCAATTTTAAATGTAATACTGACAAACGTTGCCGACGAGCTTGCCGAGCTGTGGGAGCTGGGGCAGGACGTATACAACAACACGTACCCGAATTTTGCCGAGGGCATGTACCTTGACAACGCCGCACAGTTCGCAGGCATAACACGTGAGGAACAGGCCAGGTCCTATTACCATATCCTGTGCACGGGCACGGAGGGGACGGTCATACCCGAGAGCACGAGGATATGCAGTGACACAAACCCCGTCACCGAGCTGTGTCCGACTTCCGAGGTAACCCTCTCCAGGGACTGTTTCAACAGGGCTACCATTAAGGCTGTAATTGTTGACGGAAACCCATTCACAGTCGTCCTTAACGGGGATTCGTATTCGTGCACCCCAAAAAAAGGCACTGACCCCGGGGAGGCGCTCAGGATGCTGGCAGATGCCATAGTGTGCGACGGATTTACCGCAGACGTAAACGGGGAGGGGCTTCTTACCATAAGCTCTTCCGAGGATTCAAACAGCAGCGTCATGGTGCTTTCGGAAAACCTCACCACCGAGGACATAGGGTGCGTGTTCACGTTTGGCACGCTTGAATACGGCGATATATACCTTCCGTATGGCTCCATAACCGTTATCGAGAAGGCTGTAACAGGGCTTGAATCCGTAACAAACGTCGGCACATACATAAAGGGGAGGCTTGTCGAGACTGATTCGGAATTCCGTTCATCGTACATTGACAGGATATTTTCACACTCATCAAGGATGAGGGACAGCATAAGGAGCGCAATCCTTACCAACGTGCAGGGTGTCTCGTCCGTCGAGGTGTATGAGAACTACACCAACCAGGTTGACGAATACGGAAGGTACCCGCACAGCATAGAGGTTGTATGCGACGGGGGTGACGCCACTGAAATAGCACAGCAGATTCTGAACACCAAGGCTGGGGGCATAAGCACATACGGAAGCACCGAGATAGTTGTACACGGTGATTACGAGGACGAGATAACCATAAGGTTCAACCGCCCGGAATACGTATACACATGGTTCCACGTACAGCTCACCATAGCCAAGGGTACAGGTATAATAGCCAACTACGCCGACATAGTCAGACAGGTTATTCTCGACGGGATGGAAGGGCTTGAATGCGGTGACGACATAATACCGCAGAGCGCGTTCCTCCCTGAAATATACAGCAGGGTAAGGGGCATTGACTTCGTGGAGGTCAGGATGGGCACTGGAACTGACAAGCCTGATTCATACACGGAGAGGAATATATATGTCACGGAAAGGCAGAGGGCTGTCACATCCGAAAGCAGGATTGAGGTGGTAATAGATGGCTGACTACGGAACAAGGCTGATTAACGACCTCCCTGAGCAGTTCAAGGGAGGTGCCAGGATAGAGGCCCTCATGTCTGTAATAGGAAGGCAGCTAGACGAGTTGAGTGTATTCTACAGCCAGCTTAACCTCCAGAGGTCATTAAAGACAGCCACGGGGAGGCAGCTAGACGAAATAGGGGAGATACTCGTCATGACAAGGAAGGAGGCATCCATGATAAATGGAAGGGATTCCGACCATGAGATGGATGACACCGACTACAGGGCTGCCCTCGGCTACAAGATAATGCTCAATTACGGAAACGCCACATACTACGACATAGTGCGCGGCGTTAAGAACTTCTGCAATGTCTACCCGATAAGGTACTCCGAGGACAAGGATTCACCAGCCTCGTTTGTATTGGAGCTTGAAATAGAGGAGGGCTCTCCAGTCATACTCCGAAACCTGCTTCCAATAAGGGCGGCGGGCGTTGGGTGCAGCTACCAGTTCAGGATAAGCTCATACATTGAGGTTTCGTCAGACCTTACCCAGTATCCGTATGAAATATGCGAATGCGGCACCCTTATATGCGGAACGCACCCGGTAACCGCTACATTAGGAAACAGACAGGATACGGCAATAAATGCATCATCCGAAGCGGACATGCTGGCTTACGCACCTCCGTTCACAGGCACGGTTCCCGATACAGCCACAATCGGATTCATTGACTCATTCTGCATTGGGGTTTCTTCTGATATTTCAGACCTCGCATACATTGGATGCTTTGCTGGTGGGGATACATGCGGAACGTGTCCCGACACTAAGACCATTGGATTATCACAATATGCAGTTGTTGATGCAGACAGTTATACAGTTTCTCAGGCATACGACCCTGTATACTGCGGTGATGAGCCTGTAATCTCCCTTCTTGGTTATACAGGATTTGCCACTGCCGCCGCAGGCTCGCATACCGGGCAATCCGCATACGGCGTACCGCCACTGGGCGATGACATCTGCGGTACTGGATACGAGCCTTCAACCATAGGGCGTACCGACGGTTCCGAAATAGGCATCAGTGGCACGTCGGGCTTTGATGTATACGGCACTGTACAGTGCGGTGATGAGCCCGTTGAATCCACAGTCGGCATAACCGGCACGGCATCCACGGCTGCAATGTCCGTGGAAAATGACAGTATATACGAGCCGGCACAGAGCGGCACGAATCCTTCCGATTCCACCATGGGACAGATTATAGAAACCGCCGCTGAATCAGCCGTCGCCGGACAGCCTGAAGCATACCCTTCCGACCTTACTGGACAGAGGGTTTGCGGAAACGACGAAGGGCTTGCCACATACATAGGGCATACTGAAACAGAAGGTGTTTCCATTGGAGACTCAGAGGATTCGTATACCTATGATTCCGACATAAGCGGTGAAAAACCGTACACCGCCACGTGCGGTGCGGAGGAATCCAACGACGTGTGCGTCACCGTGACTGAAAGCGGAAGCGCCTACACGGCT